CTTAACTAACAAGAGACTGTACACGGAAGACTCAGGTGGTACTGTTCTTGAAGTGGGGTCTAATCCATATAACTTCACAGCAAATCATGATGGGTCAGCCAAACTAGCCACCACAGCCACAGGCATCGATGTCACGGGTACGGTCACGGCGGATGGGCTTACTGTTAGTGCGCCTGCAGGTGACACGCCAGCTTCTATTGTTACCACCACTGGGGGTAGTTTTTTACAGTTTACTGACGGAAATACAACAGCAGGGCGGTCGCCTTTAGTTGGTGCAATCACTGATGATCTTGTTTTTTATACCAATGCAGGCAGCTATAGCGAAAAACTCCGCATCGATGCCAACGGCAACGTGGGTATTGGTTGTACGCCAGCCAGTAAATTAGACATAGATATTTCTACAGATGCTCGCGGTTCTTTTTCTAGCGGCATTGGTGAGGTGGGCAGTGGCAACTTTGCTTTACAAGTAACTAACTCCGCAGGTTCAGCATTAAAGCCATTAGGGTTTAGAGCAGAAGATATACGTTTTGCTACAGGTTCTGCAGAACGCCTCCGCATCGATGCCAGCGGGAACGTGGGTATTGGTACGAGTAGTCCACGAAATGACGCAAACTTTAAAACTTTACAGATTGGAGACTCATCAGCAGCGGCATCTCAATTAGTTTTAGATGATAACGATTCTAGCGGCCCTTGGAGAATTATAAGCAATCTATCGTTAATAATTAATGATGATACTAACGAACGCATGCGCATCGATGCCAGCGGTAACTTGCTGGTGGGTCAGTCTACGGCAAACAGTGGTGCCGCTGGTATTAGCCTTCGTGCGAACGGTCAGGTTTTTGCTACAGCCGCAAGCACCTATGTAACTCAGCTTAACCGCAACACCAATGACGGCGATATTCTAAAGTTTGCTAAAGACGACACAACCGTAGGTAGTATTGGTGTTGCCAATGGTGACAACCTATATATTGCAACTGATGATACAAATGACGTTGGACTAAAGTTTAATGGTGATGGCAATCGTATTACTCCTTGTGACGCAAGTGGCGCTGATAGAGGAAGTGCGATTGATTTAGGAGAAGCTGGTGGCGGTCTATTCAAAGACCTCTACCTATCAGGCGGTATGAAGTTATCGCGTGCAGTAACTTCAGAAACAGAAATTGAAAGTTATAACAACACTGACTCAGGTGGCGCTAAATATAAAATTAGTTTTAAACAGAATGGCACACAGGTTGGTGTTATTGAAGTTGGCACAAGTACCACTGGTTATTTAACTTCTTCAGACTACCGCCTTAAAGAAAACGTAGCACCTCTTACAAGTGCTACAGAACGTCTGAAGCAACTTAATCCTTCACGGTTTAACTTCATTGCAGATGCTGACAAAACTGTCGATGGATTCTTAGCTCACGAAGTACAGGACGTTGTGCCTGAAGCAATTAGTGGAACTAAAGACGCTATGCGTGATGAGGAGTATGAAGTTACTCCAGCCGTCTTAGATGATGACGGCAATGTTGTAACTGAAGCAGTTATGGGGACACGTTCTGTTCCAGACTACCAAGGCATTGACCAAAGCAAACTTGTGCCGCTTTTGGTGGCAACTATACAAGAACTTGAAGCCCGTATCGCGGCACTAGAATCCTAAAGGAGAAACAACATGACAACAGTATGGCAAATCAGTCAAATGGAAAGAACGCTTGCAGACGGTGGCGTAGTCGTATGTCACTGGCGAGCTAACGCATCAGAGACCGTAGGCACTGGCGATGACGCTGTGACCTATAGCGCAACGTCTTATGGCACTGCTGGTTTCTCACCAGATCCATCTAGCTCAGACTACGTTCCTTACGACAGTATCACTGAAGAAGTAGCTTTAGACTGGTGCTTCGCTAACGGTGTTAACAAGGACGCTATTGAAGCGTCACTGGCTGCTAACATTGAAGCACAGAAGAACCCAACGCAGGCATCAGGAGTACCGTGGTAATGGACTTGATGGGCATAGTATCCGTTGTAACAACCATTGTAACTGTTGCATCACTTATAGCAGCTTCTACTCCTACTCCTAAAGACGACGAGTGGTTAGCAAAGCTGTACAAGTTTGTAGACCTACTAGCTATTAACATTGGTAAGGCAAAACAATAATGCAAGAAGAAGCTAAAGCAGCAATAGACGTAGTAGCAGTCACCACTACAGTGTCCACCCTAATGGGCTGGATACCTGCTGTGGCTGCTGCTTTAAGCATTGTATGGACTGTCATCAGGATCTTTGAGACTGACACTGTTAAAGGCTGGTTTAATGCCAGAGATTAGTGACGAGACTAAAGTTACTGTACCGCTGCGTAACCTCGTAGGCTTAGGAGCTTCCTTAGTTGTAGCTACCGCAGCCTACGTGACGCTAAACAGCCGTATTACTACTTTAGAACACGGTCAGTCAATACAGGACATGACCATGAAGGAAAACGCAGCTTTTGTACGTGAGTGGCCTCTGGGACTCAGAGGTGCACTACCTGACGACCTCATTCAGAACGCTAAGATAATGGCTCTGGAAGAACAGACTTTAGAAGTCAGAGAATTAAGAACAAAGATAAACGACTTGGAAATTAAGACAGGCCAGTGTTCAGATGGAGTACGTTGATTTAATTAGTTCCATCTGGCCCATATTTGTAGGTTTCATTATCCTTGTTCTTACAATAGGTAAACTCATGTCCCGTATGGACGTAGTGGAAGAAAAAATTAAGACTTTGTTTGAACTTTGGAACAAGCGTAATGATTGATAAGCTCATAGGGCCTGTGACTGGTCTCTTAGACAAGTTTATACCCGATGCTGACACTAAGGCTAAGTTGGCGCATGAAATTGCAACGATGTCGCAGAAATACGCGCAAGAAATTGCTAAGGCCCAACTTGAGGTTAACAAAGTAGAAGCAGCACACAAGTCACTATTTGTGGCAGGATGGAGGCCAGCAGTAGGCTGGGTGTGCGTCTTAGGCATGTTTGGAAACTTTATTACTATCCCCTTTAGCAACTTTGTTCTAGCGTTGCTTGAGTTAGACATAGTTATACCTTTAGTTCCTTTGGAGACTATGATGCCTGTGTTGATGGGAATGTTAGGCTTAGGTGCAATGAGAACTTATGAAAAGAAATCAGGGGTGTCTAAGTAATGGCTTACAAGAGACTTACTAAGCAACAGTGGGATAGCCTACCTGCCTACAAGAAGTATCAGATGAGGGCTAGAACTCCTGATTTGTACAACTACTATCAAGATAGGTATGTGCCTAAAGCAGAGCCTGTGGCTGAAAGAGAAGAACCCACTACTACTGAAAAACGTAGAGAAACTTTTAACGCACAGGGACAAGTTATTTACGACCGTGGCGATACATTTGACCGCTACACCGGAGAAGATTTAGATAATACAGACCCAAGCTCCTCTGTCCAAGACTTTATGAGAGGAATGGGAGAGTACTTTGATCGTTTAAACGTAAGTAAAGACATTAGAGAAACAACTACTGCGTTTGTTTTAGGTCTTCAAGGAATGGAACGTAACCTGTTTGAAATAGGTATTCGACAGGTACTAGAGCAGCTTGACTCAGGTGCAGAAAACATAAACAACCCGTTGAACGAAGGGTTCATAGGTGGTTTAGAATACTTAGAAGACTTTGCACCTTCTTTGTACGACTATTTTAACGATATGTTTGGGGACAATGAAACCTTGTCTCGTTCAGAAGTAGGAGATGCTTTTGGAATTAGCAAAGAAGATTTAGAAACAGAAGCAGCAGGCCCTACCCAAAGTGAGATACTAGGTAAAGGATCATCAAATAGAATTTATGACAAAGAAGGCAACCTTGTTCGTCTAACCTATGACGGGGAAGTCTATAGACAAGACGATAGTGGTCAGTGGGTAGCACAAACTCCTCAAGACAGCACAGATGACGGAGGAGTCACTGTTCTTCCGGGGACAACAACAACTACTGAACCAGATACTTCTGACGAAACTAAAGTAGACCCTTATATTCCTTATGCACTTCCTGAGAACGAAGAAGTAGACGTAACAGAGTTAACTGAAGAACAACAGACAGACATCTGGGAAAAGATTAAAGAAGGCTTAGGGAAAATTCCCGGTGCTGTAGGGAAAGTTATCTTTGGCCCTGACGGGATGCCCACCAATGTAGACGAGTGGATAGAGTGGGTAGATGAAACACTACAGGCTCAAATGGCTCCTTCCAGCCTTCCTTTTCCTATATCTATTACTTTCGACCCAGCCAAAGGAACATTTTTAGACCTTAAAATCCCCGTTAATTTTGACGTAAACGGAAACCCCATAAGAATACCTCTTTTTGACGAAGACGGTAATTTTGTAGGCGGAGAACTGATAGAGGGCGCAGTAGTAAACGCTGCTGGAGAAATACTAGGTCCTGCTGGGAAAAAAATAGGTGAAATCTTAACAGACGGCAAAGGAAATATTTTTGTTGACCTTAAAGACATAGGTGAAGTTCTTCTTGACGACCTTACTTTAAATGATGATGGATCTATCACAGGTTCTTCGACAGCAACGGTAGCAATAGGAAAATTGTTCCTAAACCCAGACACAGGAGAGTGGGAAGAAGAAGAAATAGTAGACATTAACAAAGACACTGTCGATAATGACACCATCGATGCTGACACTACTGACGATGATGAGTTAGGCGGTCTCTTTGAAGATGAAGATGAAGACCCCACACCTCCTGCAAAAGCACCCAGCGGAAGATTAATTACCGACAAAGACGGAAACCCCCTTAGAATAATAGGGACAGACGGGACTAACTACGTTTTAGACGGAGACGGTCAGTGGGTTGTTGCTGCTGTAGGAGAAGGAGACGGAGGAGAAACTGTTCTACCGGGGACTACTACTGTAGAAACTGGGGAAGATGATGGGTCAGGACAAGTATTAACTGAAGGCCCAGTGCTTTCAGAGGCTCCTACAGGTAGTACTGAGCCGGGTAGTACAAGAGTTGTAGAGCCTGAGTCTGACCCTGATGGTGGCTTAGGTAGTGACGATGGTGTCACTGATGGTGGCTTAGGTAGTGACGATGGTGTCACTGACGGTGGCTTAGGTAGTGACGATGGTGTCACTGATGGTGGCTTAGGTAGTGACGATGGTGTCACTGATGGTGGCTTAGGTAGTGACGATGGTGTCACTGACGATGACGACAGTGTTATTGATGTAGTTTTTGGTGTTGACGGTACTGATGGTATCGACGGTGTCGATGGTACTGATGGTATCGATGGTGTCGATGGTGTCGATGGTATCGATGGTACTGATGGTACTGATGGTATCGATGGTGTCGATGGTGTCGATGGTATCGATGGTACTGATGGTGTCGATGGTGTCGATGGTGTCGACGGACTCGTCGGAGAAACAGGAGAAACAGGCGCTAGAGGCGCAACAGGAGTGTCCGGTAGAAGCGCCCCTAGCAGTGGAATGATGGGTGGATTAAGTTATGAACTTCCAGAGTTTGTAGAAGTAGAGTACCAAACAAGAGACCACAATTCTGAACTTGTTCGAATCATTAATGAAAGTTTGTTTAAAGGAATGATCTAATGACTTATTTAGATTTAGTTAATAATGTGCTTAGGAGACTACGAGAAACAGAGGTTTCTTCTGTTCAGTCTACTTCCTACAGCAAACTAATCGGAGACCTTGTTAATGACGCTAAGGACCTCGTAGAAACCTCGTGGGACTGGTCTGCACTTAGGACTACCCTTACAATCACTACTACGGCTGACGTATTCAACTACTCTTTAACTGGTAGCCAGAATAACATCAAAGAGCTAAACGTGTTGAACGATACGTCAAACTTAATAATGCAGTACCAGACTAACAACTGGTTTGACTCGCAGTTCCTCTTAGGAAACCCTGTCTCTGGTGCACCTCTGTACTACACGTACAACGGTGTTGACTCAGACGGTGACACGTTAATCGATGTTTACCCTAAGCCAGACGGAGTTTACTCCTTACGTTTTAACTGTGCGCTACGTAACCCTGACTTAAGTGCTGACACCGACACGCTAAAGATACCTCCTATGCCTGTGACGCACCTTGCTGTAGCTTTTGCTTCACGAGAACGTGGGGAAACAGGTGGTACGTCCAGTGCTGAGTACTTCTCAATGGCTAACAAATACTTGTCCGATGCTATTGCTATGGACGCCGCTAGACACCCCGAAGAAACTATCTTCTACACGCCTTAAGGTACTTATATGGCACAAGAACTCAAAAGTATTAATCTTGTAGCACCTGCGTTCCAAGGCATCAACACTGAGGACGCACCATTAGCTCAGGACCCTTCCTTTGCTGAAACAGCAGACAACGCTGTTATCGACAAGAGAGGGCGTATTGCAGCACGTAAGGGTCACTTGGTCATCACAACTGATAAGACGCAGCTAGGTAGTGACTTCTTAAGTTCTATCAAGGAGTTCAGGGACGACGCAGGTAACACCGAGATTTTCTCAGTAGGCAACAACAAGATTTTCAGTGGTACAACCACGTTAGCTGATGAGACTCCCGGCAGCTACACAATTACTGCTGATGACTGGAAGATGGTCAACTTTAACGACAGCATCTACTTTTTCCAGCGTGGTTACGAGCCTCTTGTTTACAACAACATTGCAACTCTTGACCCCGGAGGTACTAACGGGGACGTGTTGCAACTAAGCACAGTCACAGGTGCAGCCGGTGTCACCTCTAGTATGTACGGGAATGAAGTCCTAGCAGCTTACGGTAGACTCTGGACTGCTGACTTTGCTACGGATAAATCAACTGTTTATTGGTCTGATCTTTTGATTGGCCATGACTGGCTAGGTGGGACCTCTGGTTCCATTAACTTGTCTAAAGTATGGCCTGACGGTCACGACGAAGTTGTAGCACTATCTGCCCATAATAATAAATTGATTATCTTTGGTCAGCGTAGTATCGTAGTTTATGAGGGTGCTGACTCTCCTGCTACTATGGCTTTGTCAGACACAGTAGTAGGTGTAGGCTGCGTAGGCAGAGACACTATACAACACACTGGTGTAGACGTGATATTCTTGTCCCACACAGGCCTAAAGAGCTTCGGGAGAACAATTCAAGAAAAGTCCATGCCACTAAGCAGTTTATCCGGTACAATTACTACGGACATTATTCAGGTACTCAGGGAAGCTAACGAAGTCTACAAGTCTGTGTATCACCCAGAGGAAAACTTCTACTTGCTTACTTTCGTAAACCAGAACATTACTTATTGTTTTGACGTAAGAGGGACACTAGAAAACGGGTCGTACAGAGTGACACGTTGGCCCGGAACTAGCTTTACGTGCTACGAACGAAAGAGTGAAGGGACTTTGCTCATAGGTAGTTCACTAGGTATAGGGCAGTACTCAGGTTTTCAGGACAACGGTGGCTCCTACGGCTTCAAGTACTTTAGCCCAGAGCTGTCTTTTGGAGACCCTTCTAAACTTAAGTTCCTCAAGAAGCTCAGACCGACGATAGTAGGAGGTAGTGGTTTAAACGTGTTTTTAAAGTGGGACTACGACTTCGGCTCTTCTTACAACGCAGCGTTCCTAACTTTAAAAGACGAAGCAAAGGCTGAGTTCGGTTTAAAAGAAACAGCCGTTGGTGTGCAGTCGATCAATGAATACACCGTAGCTCAGTTTTCAGATGGTGTTTTGACTTCCAAAGAAGCCATTAACACTAACGGAAGCGGCGGAACTTTGAGTATTGGTATGGAAGCCGACATTAACGGAGAAGAACTCTCTTTA